CGTCAGGGTCATCCCGTCTTGGACCCAACGGCCCGACAAGTTCATCTCGTTCTTGCTGGGCCCGTCGATCCCCGCTTCGTGGTGGTACGTGTGGTTGCAGTGGGGGCAGCACAGAACAGCCTGCTCCGCGCTCTCCATGAGGTCTTGGGAATCGGGCCACTTCAGGAGCGAGAAGTCTGGCTCGAAGGGGTTACTGCACTTAATACAGGTCCAGTACCAACGCCTCCGGTCGCCCCGATTATATAGCGATAGGATGCCGGGCGTTGGCATAGCCTCGTGCCGTGTCTTCAGTTGGTACTTGGGGTTCGTTACTTGGTGGCCCGGAGAAGACTCGGCCACGGTCATGCCGAAGCTGCGGAAGGTGTTCGCGCGGGCTTGGGCCAGATCGAAGGGGCTACCCTCGCCGTCCACATCCAACGTCATCCGGTCAAGGTCCGTGAGCCATAGGCGCGGGATGGGCTTGCCCGAAAGGTGGTTGATCGACGGCCACGCCAACGAGAGCATCATGCCGGAACTGTACTGCTTGTCGAAAACGTTGTCATTGTCATTTCCGCCAGACATCATCTCCCCGACCTTGGGGGACTGACGGTGCAGTCGGTCGATCCGGCGAATTGAGAAGTCACGGGCCGTGTCTTTGGCCGTCTGGATTAGCATCATATCCGCAGGGTCATTCTTGACCGAGTGGGCCAACCAGTTAGGAAACATGTCGGTCTTGCCGCACTGCGCCGGACCCACGAACACCATGCCCGTGTAGTGTGTCGAAGTCAGTATGTTCATCGGTTCCACGAGGTACGGGGTCGTGTCGTTATTCCACTTGCCCACATAGGAGCCGGGGTTGTTAATCTCTCGGTATGCCTCCGCAGCCTCGGCCACGGTCATCCGCTCTGGGGGTCGTGCCGCCGCTGCCGACTGCACAATGATCTTTTCGAGCGACTCAGATGAGAGCGTCGGCTTCTGGGTCATCATATTCATCGGTGTCTTCTACCTTGTCATTATCGACGCGGAAGCCTGCGCCACGGTCTGCTTCTTTGACGGTCTCGTCGTACTCGCTGGATTGCGGGCCGGACGCCTGCGTCTTCATCTGGTTGACCAGAGCCTCGTAGAGTTCGCCTTGCAGCTTGTCCCCCATCCTCATGAGAACGTCCTGCTGTTGGTCGGTCAAACCGACTTCCCCGCGCACCATGTCAGGCCATAGCTGAATCGCAAACTTCAGGGCTTGGAATGTGTCTCCGAGGACTTCTCGAACCTTCTCCGTGCGCCATAGCTGGTCGGCGTTTTCCAACCATCTCTGCTCGGCCAACTTGGCTGACCAGAACGTCTGCTGCATAGACGGGGGTAGGTCGCCCTTCTTGATCGAACGCATGAACTCGCCGTGGCTGATCTTCGGGGGCACCAGATAGGCCGCTGCATCCTTCAGGTCATACTTCCGGCCCTGCACGCCGCGTCCGGTCATCTTGCCCGCCACAATGGGCTGACAGTCTGCGAGGCGGCGCTTCACGTCCTTCGGGTCCATGCTGAAGACCGAGGCCAGCCAGCCCACAGTAACACCCCCGAGGGCGTCATCGGAGTCGACAGCGCCAGCCGGAGTGTTCTGGCCGCCCTTCTTCGCGAGCCTCATGCTCTCCGTATGCCTCGCCAGCTTATCATTCACGTCGTTCATGCCGCGATCCTCAGTGTGTTGTCGAGGCGTATGCGAACGGCCTCGGTAATTTGATCTTGTGTCGCGCCCTTTGAAAGCATCGCCTCCATGACGTTCTCGTCTACTGTCCCAGCCGCGACGATCCTGTGAAGGAACACACGGTCTGCCTTCTGGCCCGAACGGTGCAGTCTCTTGATGAACTGACGGTATAGTTCGAGGCTCCAAGTGAGGCCAAACCAGACCGCAATGTTCGATCCATGCTGGAAGTTCAGGCCGTGGCCTGCGCTCGCTGGGTGCGTCAAGAGCATCTTGATTTTACCCGCGTTCCAATCACGGACATCGGACTGCGATTCCCCAAAAATACGGACGTATGGAAACCGCTTCTTAATCGCAGCTTTATCGAATTGGAAGGAATAGGCAACTAAAACTGGACGACCGCCCGCTTCTTCCATGATGGAATCGAGCGCGTCCAGTTTCTCGCTGTGCAACTTCACGGACTCCTTGGGCATCTTGCCGCCCGTTTCTTCGTCAAACTTATCCCCGAGATACATCGAACCGTTGGCGATCTGAAGCAGCTTCCCTGTCAACACGCCGTTGTTGACGGCCTCAATGACTTCGGTATCGCCTTGGTTGTTCACTACATCCACGGCCATCTCGCGCTCGAACTCTCGGTACTTCTTCATCGCTGCATCCGGTAGATGGACAACGTGATCCACTTCGATCATCGGAGGCAGGTCGAGGTAGTCCGATTCGCGCAGGCTGAAGAAGATGTCGTCGATGTTCTTCATGATCTCGGCTTCAGCGTGGGGCCGCGCGGTCACTCCGTAGGAGTACCGACTGGTGTTAAACCAGCGGCTCTCGAAGGCGCTCATGGACGTGCCGAGGCGGTGGCCGTCGTCGATGACCGAGATAGGACCCCACAGGTCAATCAGGCCGTTGGGCGATGGCGTCCCTGATAGTTCGATAATCCGGTTCCACGACCTCTTGTGTGCGTGCAGGACGCCCAACTCGGTCAGTCCGGCCTTGTTCCCCTTCATCCGCTGCTCTTTGCTCTGGTTGACCCGTTTCATGCCTTTCTTCAGGCGTGAGGCTTCGTCATAGACCAAACAGTCGAACGGCCACCCCTTCCCCTCGAAAAACTCATGGAGCCAGCGCAGGTTCTCACGGTTGATGATGGTCACACGCGCGGGGCTGTATGCGAGCGCGGCGATCCTTTCTTCGACGGTTCCTGTCACGATCCTGAAGGTCATCTCGCGGGCGAAGTCCCAAGTCGCGATTTCTTCCGGCCAAGTGTACTCAGCCACGCGCAAGGGGGCCACGACCAGAGGTCGCTTGAACAGACCTTGCCGGATACCCTCGAACATGGCCCAGAGGCTCGCGCCTGTCTTGCCGAGGCCCATCTCTGCGGCCATGAAGCAATCCTGCGCCAGCATGGTCGATGCCATCCACCGCTGGTAGGGGCGGAAGTGATCGTAGGTCAGGAGCATGGCCGGAGGCCCGTGGATCAGTTCTACGGACTCGATGTCGGACAGATGCTTCGGGAGGATGATCTTGGGTTTACGAGCCATCGACAATCCACCCATCATCGTCGCACCTCGGGATCGGCAGGCCGAGCGCAGCACAGGCGTCGTCGATCCGGTCAAACACATGGACTGACATGCCCGCCGCCGCCATGCGATCGTGCTCAAGAGACTGCCGACGACGGGCCTCCTCGTTCGGTTTTTTGAACTCAATCCAAATTTCACGTTCATAGGTATCGTGGGCGAAAACATGGTCAGGAGCGTTACGCTTTCCCTGCCAGTTGACTTTCCGACAAAACCTGCCGTGCTTCTCCGCGATTCGGACAGTGTTCAATTCCACATAGTCCTCACTCATATATCTCTTACGCATCACACCAGTCCAATCGGGTTCGGTTCAATCTTGTATTTCAGGTTGCGCATGACCTTGCGCTTGAATGTCTTGGAGCCGAGCAGGCGGATGTACCTGTGCTTGCGCGGGCGAGGCTTCAGGTAGAAGTCATCCCCGTAACGCTCGCGCAGGAGGGCTGCCCGACCCTTCTGACCTCTGAACATGTCAGAGACCGTCTGGCCGTGCAAATGTTCCTGCCCTCGGATGGTCCAGTCCGTGCGCTTGGCTGAGAGGCCGCAGTACATGAAGTTGGTCGCCTGATAGACCACCCCGACGTGGCCCTGCGACGTATCCGCAAAGCTGACGACGATCCGGTCCCCGTCTTGGCGCAGCACACGCAGCGAGTGCCCTACGAGAATCGAAGCGAGGTTGTGCTGGTTCTCGTAGAGCGCCAGACGGTTCAGTTCGATCACCTTGTCAGCGAACTCAGCCCCCGCGATCCCCTTGCGGAGCGTCGACGAGAACGGGCTGCCGTAGGTCACACATCCGAGCAGATCGCCATCTTCATAGGCCGCGAACGACCTGCTCACGCTCGGGTATCTTCCGGCGTAGTGGACATTGAGAACCAGATCGTCACACACGCTGCGCTCGACTTCCCGTACTTCAATGTCACCCATTTATGAGGCCCTTCTGAACTGCGAGGTCACGGTCGATAACGACGACTTCATCCGTGAGGGGCGTGGCTTCTATCCACTCAATCCGGTCGCGTTGGAGCCACACAGCATCCTTATCATCTTGGGTAACAGACCAGAGAATCGCGTCACGGCTGGTCGCGTGGCACTTGCCGCACAGAACGACCTTGCTCTGGTCTATTGGTAGGACGGAACCGATTGCGCAGACTACGCGGACCCTTTCTGTCTTAGGAGAGCATCCAGCGCACCCCCCAGAAGCCATCCAAGCCTGCAAGCCGCAAGTACAAATATCCATTATATCAATCCTTCATAAATACAGGTGAGATAAAGCCCGCCGAGCCGAGCGGCAGGTCTGGTGCCCAAGGTGGGGGCGTCTCCATGCAGTCGATCAATTCGGCTAACTCGTCCTTGGATTTGTCTTCTTTAGAGAGCGTGATGATTTGGTCATGGACATGGAGCCGGACATCCAGCCCGCGCCACATAGCCAACTTAATGCCGTGGGCGAGAAGGTCTCGGGAGATCGCTTGGTCGGCGTTCTCAGTCAATTTTCCTGGGTGTGTGGACATCCTAGCCCACTGCTTCCGGTCGTTCAAACCCTCATAGGTGATCGTTTCCTTCATGTCCCCCCAAGGGGCTTTGACCATCTCCAACCGAGGGCGGACGTAGTGTAGGGCGCGGCCTGACGGTAGGATCATGCGGAGGAACGGGCCTAAGCGGTCGAACGTGATCTTGGCATAACCCTCACCATAGCTGACTGGCCGTCCGGTTCGGATACACCGCTTGGCGGCTTTCTCAATCCCGTACCAGTAAGTCTTGACCTCGTGGAACTCGCGGCGAAAAGTGTCGACCGATAGCTTGGCCTGCTCCTGCGTGAAGTGCTTGACGTGCATCCCCCAAGCGTAGCCTAGAAGGCCCGTTGCTTCGATCTCGCCAGTCTGGCGGTTGACGCGCTGCTCCCCCGCAGAGAGCATGTACCCGCAGCCAAGAACCCCCGGCTTTGCGATGGTCCTGCGGGCGCTTTTGCCTTGGACCTTATACTCGTGCCAGAGGACATCGTAAGGCATGTCATAGATCATCGTAGCGAAGTCAATGTAGGGGTCGCGACCACTCTTGAACACGTCCAGAATCTTCGTACAGCCTGACATCCAGCCAAGCACACGGTTCTCAATCGCGTTAAGGTCGGCGTCTGCGAGCATGTACCCTTCAGGCGCTTGCGCTGCGGGCCTGATCGTAGACGCGAGCAGGTCGAACACATTGCCATAGATCATCTCCAAGGATTCACGGTCGAGGTGTTCGACGTTCTTAGCGTGGATCACAATACCCTTCTCGAACCGCTTCTCTGGTCGAGGTAGGTTCTGCGGCTGGAACACACGCCCAGCCCAACGCCACGTCCGCTGTGCGCCGCAGAACTGAAGAACATTCCGTAGCATCCCGTCGCCATCCGTAGCGTTCAGGAGAGAGTCGAACTTCTTGATCGACGAGCGCGAGGTTTCGAGCCGGAGTGCCAGAACTTCCTTCAGGTCTTCCTGCGTGCAGTATTCAGCCCATTGGTCATCTTCCCAGTGATCCGGCTGCGCGTCAAAGTAGTCCAGAGCGGTCTTGATGTGGGCCTTCTGGCAGTCATCAAACATGTACCCCCGATCTTGGAGCCACGGCTTTAGCTGCGCAGGGGCGGAGGCGTTGGGTAGGCCGGATACGAGGTTCATCCGCGCCTGCTGAATCTCCATAGCTTCGTGGTAGACCTTGGAGGCGTTGGCGACCATATCCATGTTGATCGGGAGGCCAGCTTGGTTGATACGCTGGTCCATGTGCCACATGTCCCATTCTTCCTCGGACATGGAGCCGAACTGCATGAGGCGACGCGCGATGGCCCCTTCAGCCCGAACGTCGCGCTGGTTGTAGATCAGGTACTTTTCATAATCCTCAATGTCGTCATACCAGTAAGTGCGGACCATCTCGCCTTTGTTGGCTTTCCGCATGGATTTCTTGCGGATGGAGAACTTACGCATAAGGCGAGCGCCATCCTTATCCTTCAGGTGATCGTCGCCGAGGTCGATGACGGGTCCGGCCTTGGCGAGCGACATCGGCAGGGAACATGAAGCCGCGAGGATCATGGAGTCCTTCCACTGCTCAATCGGGGATTCGATGCCCATCGTGTTGTTGGTGATCTGTATCTCGAACGAGGCGTTCCAAGCCCACTTCTCGACTTCTGGGTCCACAAGTGCTTCTCGGATTATCTTGGGCACGGGCTGGCCGCCTGCGCCGTCCCACTGGTCGATCTGGCCGGAGTCGTTGAACTCGTAGGCCCCCATCAAAACTTCGGTGCTGCTATGCCGAGAGTAGCGGCTGGATGCCACTTCCTTCAGGTTCAAATCTGAATAGGTTTCGTAGTCGATCCGAAGGATGTCTTTGGGCATTTACACTCACAGGGCTTGAGGGTGTTGGGGCGACCGAGGCCGCCCCACGCATTGTCTTATACCAGAGAATCGTCGCCGTCGTCGTCGTCGTCGTCGCCGTAGCCGCCATTGTCCTCGTCGCCGAGGGAGCCTTCTTCGCCAACCATGTCGTCCGAAAATTCTTCGTCGACGTTGATCGGAGCAGCGCCCGAGAACGAGTCGCCATCACGGAGGAACTGGATCGCTTCGACCGAGGCGTTGACGCGCTTGCCGTGTTCGTTGTCCTGCGCCCATACACGGACAATGGCGTTCACGTAACAGCCCGCGTAGGGGCAGTTGTCTTCGCCAGCACGGGCCGTGATCCACTTCTTGTCCGCGTCTTTGCGGTTGGTGATGACGCGCGGCGGGCCGTCAGCTTCTCGTCGGTTTGCCGACACGTAGAGCATGTCCGCATAGCCCTCCCAGTTCTCAAGATCGCCGTCACGCAAGCAGACCTTCTCAGGCTTCAGCTTGGGCCACTTGGCTTTGTCGTCGCCCCACTTCTTGCGTTTCGCGGCGTTCGCGGCAGCTTGGACTTTGGCTTTGTTGCCATTGTCGTCTGCCTTTTCAATCAGGAAGTTCGCGCCGTAGGTTTTGCGCTCGGTCCCGTCCTCGTTCTTCTGGACTTTGGGTTCGAACATGTCCGCAAATGACAGGCGCACGTTCAGCAACGTTACCTGCATGTCTTTTTTGTCTTCAGCCATTTAAGGTCTCCTAAATCAATGTGTCAGTGTCTTGTGCTACTTCGTCGAAAGCGTCGTCAAGCTGCTCCCTTCGACTACGAATTGGGGTCTTTTTGGACCCCTCGGGGACAAGCTGCGGTTTAGCCTCTCCCTGATCTACGAGAGCCGCGAACGACTTCTCATATTTGCTTCTCCCTACGGCGTCTTGCAACGCGGCGGGAGTAATCCATTTGGCAACCCAAGCCTCGTGCTTAGTGCCTTCCAGAACCATCTCAATGATGGGTCCGGCCTTATCCATGTCTCTCCAACTCCGTGGCGGGTTCCGCCCCTCGGCCAAGAACATGAGGGGAACATCTAACCCATTCTGCGCGTCGATGTAAGCCTCCGCGTGCAGGGCGTCGAGGTACTTCTTCAGTTGGGACGTGGCCGTGACGAGGACTGACCGCTGCTCCGGCGTCAGCGCCTTGCGGTCGGTCAGGTCCAGTTCGTCGCCGGACAATGCCGCGATCTTCAGGTCCTCGGCAGTCAGATCGAAGGCGGACAAGAGGTAGTCGCGCTCGGCAGGACAAACCTTGAACTTGCTGGCCGGACAGAACCGACACTGCTTCTCGCCTGCGACAAGTGGCGCGTCGGGTTGCTCGGTGGCCTCCGCGTCGCGTTTGATCTTAGCGCCCTCTTGTAGCAACTCGCTGACCGTCGTTTTCCAGACGCCGCCACCTCCGGCAGCGCGGGGCTGCTCTATGTTGATGATGACCTCAATCTCCGGCATCGAATACAAGTCCACGTCAGGCCCGTCAGGGCCACGCCCTTCAATGTGCGCGTCCAAGAACATCTCACGGGCGTAGGTGGACCAGAACCCGAGGAAGTAGAGGATCGCCTGAT